AATATTTTAAAAGACTTGCTTACACACCATTAGACAATCATGCTAGAAACGTAATTGATATTTATTCATCATTCCTATTTAGAGTTCCACCAACTAGAGAACTTGGAACATTACAAGACGACCCATCAGTAGATCAATTCTTAGATGATGCAGATTATGAAGGTAGAACATTTGATGCTCTAATGAGAGAAGTACAAAACTATGCTTCTGTTTATGGACATTGTTGGATTATCGTAGACAAACCATCTACGAATGTAATGACACGTGGAGAAGAATTAGAACAAGGAATTAGACCATACCTAAACATCTACACACCTGAGAACGTATTAGACTGGAAGTACACAAGATCACCACAAGGATATTACTACTTAGAATATTTAAAGATTAGAGAATCAATAGAAGATGACAAAGAAGTTTATAAGATTTGGTATGAAGATAGAATTGATACAGTCTATTTACCAACTGCAAATAGAGACGAACCAAAATTAATAGAGTCAGTTCCTAATCCTATTGGAAAGATTCCTGCTGTTATTTTATACAATCAAAGATCACCTATGAGAGGTTTAGGAGTTTCTGATTTAACTGACATAGCTGATTTACAAAAATCTATTTACAATGAATTATCTGAGATTGAACAAATTATTAGAATATCAAATCACCCAAGCTTAGTTAAAACTAGAGATACTGAAGCTGTTGGTGGTGCAGGTTCTATTATAGAAATTCCTGATAACATTGATGCTAATTTAAAACCTTATATCTTACAACCAAGTGGAAGTAATTTAGATGGAGTGATTAAATCAATCATGCACAAAGTAGAAGCAATTAATAGATTATCTCATGTAGGTTCTATTAGAGCAACTGGAGAGAGAATACAATCTGGTATCGCATTAAGAACTGAGTTCCAATTATTAAATGCTAGACTTGCACAAAAATCTAAAGTGATGGAATTAGCTGAAGAACAAATTTGGAGACTATTTGCATTATGGCAAGAGACAGTATTTGATGGAGAGATTATGTACCCAACCACATTTGACATTAGAGACTGGGCAACTGATTTAGAATTATTACAACAAGCAAAAGCTTCTAACATTAAATCAACTACATTCACTAAGGAACTAGATAAACAAATAGCTAGAACTGTAATTGATAATGATGAAACACTTGCAGTAATAGATCAAGAAATTGATACTAATACTCAGGCACTTGGAGAGTTTCAACCACAACCAATAACATTACCTACAATTTAATGTGGCACAAGATTTATTACAGCAACTTCAAAGCATAAGAGAAAAAGCAGTAAATAATTTAGAAGCACAACATCAAAGATTATTAAACGATACTTTAAGAACCTTAGAACAAAGAGTAGTAGCAACAATATCAGAACTTCCTATTCAAGATGGTGCTTTATTTAATACAAGACTTGCGATTGAGATAAGACCAAAACTACAACAAGCAATAGAAGAACTTTATTTGGCAAGAGTACAAACATTCATAAATGATTATGATAAGATTGCAGGAACTATTGTAGCAACTTATGGAAAGCTGCCAATCCCAAATGAATTTAAACAAATCACTGAAATAGATTTACAAGTAATTCAGCAACTTAAAAAAATATCATTTAGCCAATTTCAAAATCTAGGAAATGAATTTGTAAACACTTTAGCTAATGAAGTTTATCAATCAACATTAACCGGCAGGCCAGTAGTTGAAATGGTGCAAACTTTAAAAAGTAAAATAAATGGAATCTACCAACAATCAGATAATAAAAAAGCACAAGAGTTAGTAGATTATATAGCTAATAATCCAAATGGCGCTGAAGTAGATACCGCTGTAAGCCAATTACAAACAATTTATGGTAGAGATAGACTAGGAGATAATCTTAATAGATATGCAACTCAAATAGTCCAAGATTCATTAATGGGTTTTGATGGCCAGTTTGCAAAGTTTAGAGCAGATGAATTAGGATTAACTAGCTATGTTTATTATGGTTCATTAGTTAGAGATAGTAGGGATTTCTGCATAGAAAATGCTAATAAAATATTTACTGAAGAAGAAATTAGACAAAAATGGGCAGATGAAACTTGGCAAGGCAAAGCACAAGGAGACCCATTTGTAGTTAGAGGTGGTTATAATTGCAGGCATCATTTCCAACCAGTCAATCCTGACTGGGGTAAAATCAACGAAGATGGCACTTTTGAATATACTTTAGAATAATAATTGCATTTTTATCGCACTACTGATAATTGAGTAATATTAATCAAGAAGGAGAACAAAAAATGAACGACCAAGTAAAAAAAGAGTCGGTTGAGAATACAGCACCTCAAGAAAAAGCTGGAGAAACAAAAGTTTCTGAAACTCAATCAGAAAACAAAATCTTTACTGAAGAACAAGTAGAGAACATTGTACAAAGAAGATTAGAAAGATTTAAAAAATCTGTATCTAATAAACTTGATGGCATAGACATAGAAGAAGCCAAAAAGTTGATTGAAGAAAAGAAACAAAAAGAAATAGAACTCGCAAAACAACGAGGCGAGTTTGATAAAGTCTTAAAAGAGACTGTGTCAAAGAAGGATAGCAAAATTATGCAGTTGGAATCTGAATTGTCTAAAATCAGAATAGATGAAACACTTGTCAATGTAGCTAGTGGACTAAAAGCAGTAAAGCCTGCTGAAGTTAAACAGTTATTAAGAAATAGTGTTCGTTTAAATGAAAATGGGGCAGTTGAAGTTGTCAATGACAATGGAACTCCTAGATATTCAGAAAAAGGTGAGCCAATGACTGTAAATGAATTGGTAAGCGAATATTTAAAAAACAATCCACACCATGTTACTGCCACACCAAGTGGCGCTGGTAGCAAGGGTCAGATTGGTGGGGCAACACCGAAGCCTTTAAACATCGGTGCTTTGGACTTAAGCAAACCTGAAGACAGAAAATTATATTCTGAATACAGAAAGCAAAGAGACCAGAGTGTTTTTAAAATTAAACCAACAATATAAAATAGAAAAAAAAAACTATGGCAAACGAAACAACAAGTTCCACACTATCGGAACTTTTTACGAATATAACTCAGGAAGCTATATTCACATTCCAAGAAACTTCAGTTATGAGACCACTTGTAACTACTTACCCAATAAGTGGTTCAGGTAAAACTATTGAAGTTCCTGTGTACCCAACAATTAGTGCTTCAGCAGTAAACGAAGCATGTGATTTATCAAACACAGCAGTAAACCCAACTTCAGCAACTATCACAGCTTCTGAAATTGGTGTTATGACAACTTTAACTGACTTAGCTAGAGATTCAGCTAGTCGTAATGTTGGTGCTGACATTGGTAAATTATTCGGTGAAGCAATCGCTAAAAAAGTTGATACTGATTTAGCAGGACTACTTGATGACTTTGCATCTGCAAACGATCAAGGTGGTGCTGGAACAGAATTAACAGCTGACTTGCTTTTCAAAGCACAAGCTATTTTAAGAAGTGCAAATGTACCTGCACCTTATTATGCTGTGTTTCACCCTAAAGCTACTTTCAATTTAAAGAAAACTTTAACACAACCAGCTTATGCTAATGCTACTGGTGGTGCGATTTCTGAAGTTGGAAATGAAGCTTTAAGAAATGGATATATCGGTAGAATTGCTGGTATTGATATTTTTGAAAACGCAAACATTTCTATTGATGCCTATGACGATTCATTCGGTGGAGTATTTCACCCACAATCAATCGGTTTAGCATTAAAAGAAGATTTCAAAGTTGAAACTCAAAGAGATGCGTCTCTAAGAGCAACTGAGATCGTAGCTTCTATTACTGTTGGTTCAGGTGTATTAAAAGACTTATGGTTGTGCGGTTATAACTGATACTACTATCTAATTAAGAGAATCGGTGGGGTGTAAAAGCCCCACCAACTAAATATTAATATGGCAAATTTTTCTACTGATTCAGATTTAACATTTTACCAACCAGATATTTTAACTTTTGGAATAGCTAACTTTACTTCTCCAAATGATTACCACGCACAAGCACGAGCAGATATAGAACGAGATTTAAGAATAAGATGGTTTCCAGTTTACTCAAAAGAAACTTATAGAGATATAGCAATCCTAAACACAACTGAAATGGACGCAACATTATTAACTGATGCACAATTTAAAAGAGCAAGTGTATTTAGAGTAATAGGTTTTTATTGCTGTCCACAATTAACTAAATTCAATTCAAACGATAACCCTGACAGATTCCAAGTTATGATGAAACACTATCAACAAATGTATGCTGATGAGATGGAATCTATTTTAAGAGATGGTGTAGAATATGATGCTGATGATTCTAATACGATTGCTGATGCAGAAAAAGCACCTTATCATAGACTTAAACTAATTAGATGAAGATTACTGTTGAGGATAATTCATTACAAGTTGCTAAGAACTTTGAAAAACAAGTAAGAGAACAACCACAAATAGTTAAGACTGCATTAGGTAGAACTGCTGAGTTCTTAATGGGTATTATTAAACAAAGAACTCAAAAAGGTATGAATGCAGATGGAACTTCATTCCCACCATACACAGAAGCTTATAAAACATTTAGACAAAATGCTGGACGACAAACACAATATCCTGATCTAAACTTCTCAGGTCAAATGTTATCTAACATTACACAAAGATCAAATCCAAGTTATGCAATAATTTACTTTGCTAATAAATTCCAAAATACTAAAGCACTAGGTAATCAGAAGAAAAGAAAATTCTTTGCTATTGGTGCAAGAGAAATACAACCAGTAATGAATGTATTTATGAAAGAATATAATAAACTAAGTACAATTAAATGAGCAAACGAGAAGATATAGCATCTAATATAGTTACAACTATTTCAACTGGCACATCTCCTATAACTTTAAAAAAAGTTACTAGAGAACCTTTTAATGTTGATGAGTTATCTGAACAACAATATCCAGCTTGTTTCGTGCAATCAGGAAATGAAGTTAGATCAGATGAAACAATGACATCAAGTACAATTACAAGACAAGCAACAGCAGATTATGTACTCGTTGGTTATGTTAAAGGAACTCCAACAAATATTGACACAAAAAGAAACGAATTAATTACAACGATTGAAACAAGACTAAATTCTGATAGAACACGTGGTGGGTATGCAAAACAAACTCAGGTAGTAGAAGTATCTACTGATGAAGGAGTTTTATTCCCAATAGGTGGTATCAGAATGGTGGTGCGAGTTATGTATCAATACACTTCTGGCACACCTTAATATAAACAAACAAGGAGAACAACATGGCAACTCATACTGGCTCAGAAGGAACTATTAAAGTTTCATCAACAACAGTAGGTGAACTTAGAAGCTACTCTTTAGAGCAAACTGCTGACACTATTGAAGATACTTCAATGGGAGACAGTTCAAGAACATATAAATCTGCACTTAAAGGTTTTTCTGGTTCAGCATCATTATTTTTTGATGAAGCTGATGCAGGACAATTACTTTTAGTTCTAGGAACATCAATAGCTTTGAAAGTGTACCCAGAAGGTGCAAGTTCAGGCGACAAATATTACTATGGTGATGCAATCATAACTGGTAGCAACATATCAGCATCTTTTGATGGAATGGTAGAAGCTGAAGTAACATTTACTGGAACTGGTGCTTTAACATTTGGAACTGCGTAATTAATTATTAATTAGAAAAAGAAGATATGAACGTTATAGATAGAGTGAAGGCACATTTTGAAGCTAAAGGTGTAAAAAAAATTGAGGTTGCCGAATGGGGCGAGGAAGGCAAACCTTTAATCATTTATTCGCAACCAATGACTCTTGCGGAAACAAGAAACCTCTTTAAAGGCGCTAAGAATGACGACTTAGGTGTAATGGTAGATGTCATAGTTCTTAAATCTAAAGATGCTGATGGAAATAAAATATTCAAATTAGACGATAAACTAGTTTTGTTGAATAATGCTGACCCAAGTGTTATAGCTAGAGTGTCTAAAGAAATTTTAGATTCAACTTCATTTGAAGAAGCTGAAAAAAAGTAAGACTTGATTCTGAGTTATATACCATACTTGCTCTGGGTCACGAATTAGGAAAAAGTATGGAAGAAGTTTTGTGTTTTACACAAGATGAATTTTATTATTGGTTGGCATATTTTAAAGTAAAGGCAGATAGAGAAAAACTTAGATATGGCAGAGCAACAACTAAACATAAAACTTAATGTCATTGACAATGCCACTCAGGCTTTTAAGTCTGTTAAAGATACAATATTTAGTTTACGAACAGCACTTTTGGGTATTGGTGCTGGTAGTGTTGTTAAAAGCATTTTAAATGTTGGAAGCCAAGCACAACAATTAAGAAATCAATTTTTATTATTAGCGCCATCAATAGATGAAGGCAAAAGAGCATTTGAAGAATTACAAAAATTTACAGCACAAAGTCCATTACAATCTGATAGCATTGAAAGAGCATCTGAAATAGTTTTTGCATTTTATAAGAATAGCAAAGAACTAACTGATAATCTTTTTGCAATTCAAAATGCTGCAATCACTTTAGGATTAGATATTGAAACAGTTGCTAGAGAATTTTCATCATTATCAAGAACTGGAATAGAAGGTGCAAGAGAATTAAAAAGAAGAAACTTAGAATCATTCTTAGGATTACAAGAAGGTGTTAAAGTATCATCACAAGAAATAGTTAGAATATTTTTACAAACATTTGGTAGAGGTGGAACATTTGAATCTGCTTCTGATGCTTTTGCTAATACCTTTGCCGGCGCTACAAATAAATTTAGAAACTCATTAAAACAAGTACAAGAATCAATAGCACAAGCTGGCTTATTAGATTTCTTTACAGATTTAGTTAATGTATTTTCTGACTTAATAAGAAACAATCCTGAGCAATTAGGTAAGTTTGTTAGAGAATTTACTTTTGGATTAATAGAAGGAATAAAAGCATTTGCTTCCTTTACATCTTCATTAATAGAATTATTAAAAGAACCATTTAATGTTTTAGTAATGTCAATCAAAGGTGTTAATGATTTATTAAATTTATTTCCTGAAGCAGTTAAAGAAATAGGAATAGTAGGGTTTTTCTTATTAGGTAAAAAAGGAAAAGCAGTAGCATTAGCAATAGGCTTTATTATAAAAGCTGTTGAAGATGCTTTAATTAGCTTAGGAATAAAAAGTAATGATGTAACAAATTCTTATGAAAGCCAAAAAGATAATTTAATTTTACAATTTGATTTATATAAAGCATTGGAAGAAAAGTCTAAATCAAGAGCAGAGGCAGAAAAAAGAAATGAAGAAAATATTCAAAAAGCTAAAAATAATGTTGGCGAAACATTATCTATTTATAAGAAATTACTTTCTACATTAAGCCAATTAAACGACAATACTTTAAAACAAATAGATTCAGTAGCTACATTTGCTAATATTGCAAATCAAGGAATTACAGATTTTTCAAGAAGCATAGCAGAGATTATAGTTCTTGGTAAAAGTTTAAGTGGAACATTTAAAGAATTTTTGCAAGGAATATTATTTAAGATACTTGCGACAACAATAGATTATCTTGTTAGACTATATATTATTCAACCTTTATTAGATAAAATTTTAGGAACTGAAAGAGATAGAACTAAAGAACAAAGCAAACAAACAACTCAATTAATAGAGAATCTTGGAATTAATTATTTAGACTTAGAAGTTCATAGACAAAAGATTGAAGCTATGAGAGAACAAAATGGCTTATTACAATCTCAATTAGTATTAGAAAATGGAATAGCTGGCGCTAGAGCAGCACAAGCACAATATGGTGGCGGTGGTGGTGGGGGTGGCTTTGACTTTGGTAGTGTTTTAAATTTTGCTTCTTCATTCTTTGCAGAAGGTGGCAATATGAAAGCTGGCCAACCTTATACAGTTGGGGAAAGAGGCAGAGAATTATTTATTCCTGAAAGTAATGGAACATTGATTCCTAACCATGACATGATGGGTGGAACAAATATTAATTTCACAATTAATGCAACTGATGTTAAAGGTGTTAAAGAATTATTATTAAATAATAGAGCAACAATTACAAACATAGTAAATCAAGCATTAAACGCAAAAGGAAAATCTAATTTAATATGAGCGGCACATTTCCAGCAAACCCAACTCCAAGAGATGTAATTATTCGCTCACAACAAAATACTATTGTATCAACTACTGCATCAGGCAGAAGACAAGCAAGGCAAATAGATGGTCAAAGATTTGCATTAACATTAAGATTTCCAGTTATGACTAGAGCAGAATTTGCACCTATTCTAGCTTTCATAATGAAACAAAGAAGCCAATTAGAATCATTTACTTATACTCCTGCGACTATGGAAGATACTAGAGGCTCTGCATCAACAACAATATCTGTTAATGGCTCACACACAGCAGGAGACACTACTATTGATGTAGATGGCATGGGAAATAATTTAACTGGTGTACTTAAAGCTGGAGACTTCTTTAGATTTACTGGACAAACAAAAGTTTATATGTGTGTAGCTGATGTATCTTCTAATGGTTCTGGTGCAGGAACATTAACATTTGAACCACCATTAAGATCAAACGTAGCTGACAATGCAGTATTAATTTATTCTAATGTAGATTTTACAGTTGGACTAACTGGAGATATTCAAGAATTTACAATCGGTACAGAAAACTATTTCCAATACGAAATTGATCTTATAGAGGTATTGTAATGACAAGATCATTAAGTGCTGGAGTATTAGCCGAGATAGCAACTAATAAACTTAATCCAGTTGAACTTGTTTATTTAGGAATATCTACTGGAACTTATTACACAGATCATTATAAAGATTTAACCTTTGATGGAAATACTTATACAGCTTCATCATTATTTTTAGGAAGTTCAGAAGTTCAAGAAACTGCTGATGTTGCAGTTAATACATTAACACTTAAATTCTCAGGTGCAGATTTAACAATCATATCTTTATTGCTTAACAATAACTACATGAACAAACCTGCAAAAGTTTATAGAGGTTTTTTAAATGATAGTCAGGCATTAATAGCTGACCCATTTTTATTATTTGATGGAAGAATATCTAACTTTGCTCTTGAAGAAAATGCTACCACATCTTCAATTAATATTATTGTAACTTCTCATTGGGCAGATTTTGAAAAGACTTCAGGAAGAAGAACTGCTGAGAACTCACAGAAATTATATTTTCCTAATGACAAAGGTATGGAGTTTGCAAGTAAGACTGCACAAAAGATTAAGTGGGGTTCAGCATAATGAATGATTTATATAGAATAGTACATCTGTATAGACAATTTCCTAAATATGACAAATTCACTTACGAACAATTAGTTACTATGATTACTCCTTCAATTAACCTAGACCAATATCAAATTCACAGAATAGGAAATGAAGATGTTGGATTTACTAACTGGGCATATCTTAGCGATAATGTTGAACAAAGATTTAAACTTATTGGAAAATTAAAAGCTAATGAATGGAATTGTGGAGATAATATTTGGGTAATGCAAGTTATAGCTAAAAGCCATGTTAAAGAAATTATGAAATGGGTTAAAGATTATTTTAGAGACAAGATTGAAGTTAATGAATCTGTTAAATGGATTAGAGCAGATGAGAACTTTAACATTTATAGAAGATCAGAAAAATTTAAAAGAGAGTTTCACGTATGAGCCCCCCAATTATTACAGCGATTATAACTACTATCATAACAACAGCAATCAGTTATTTAATTGCACCAAAACCTAAAGCACCAAGATTTAGTTCACAAGACGAAGCTAAAGGAACACTAGTAAATAAAGATTCTAATAACAATCCTATTCCAGTTGTTTATGGAAAAAGACAAGTTGGTTTAACAAGAGTATTTGTAGAATCTTCAGGAACAGATAATCAATATCTTTATGTAGCTGGAGTATTGTGTGAAGGTGGTGGTGCAGGAATTACAGCAATAGATGAAGTTTATGTAGATGATAAACTAGTAACATTTGATGGTGCATTAACTAATGGAACAGTAAGAGGTGTATCTAGTGCAGATACTAACTTTTATAAAGGTGGAGAATCTTTAATATCTATTCAAGGATTTTTTGGATTAGATAATCAATCAGCTTCTTCTTTGCTTGACGAAACAACTAACTGGACTTCAGATCATAAACTATCTGGTCTTGCTTATGTTGCTTTAAGGTTTAAATGGAATCAAGATGCTTTTAATGGCTTACCAGAAGTTAGAGTAACTGTAAGAGGTAAGAAGATTTATGACCCTAGATTAGACTCTACTAAAGGTGGTTCTGGTTCACATAGACAAGACGACCCTACAACTTGGGCTTATTCTGCTAACTCATCTTTAGTTCTTTTAGACTATTTAAGAAATAG